TTATACAGATACAAAATGGTCTTTTAGAATAGCCGAAGCAGTATCACGTACACAAACACAAAAAGGAAAAATGTTTGAAGGATTAGTAAATGATTTAGAAGGTTTATTAATTGAATCATCAGACTCTATAAAATCTAAGTTTTCTGCTGTGGCTGCAAAGAATCCATGGTCAATGGATTGTAAAGCTATTTTAAATGAAATGAAAGCTGAAGACAATAAAGCTTCTGCAAATGGAGGTGGAACTATTTCTACAATCCTTTCACCAGTTTTAGAATCAGAAAATGGATTAACATTCCACTTACATGGAAAGAATTATAATTTTGATGGAAAAACAATTACTGAAGCTGAAGTTAAAGATGCTAGATTCTTCGATGTATTAGAAGGATTAGGAATGTTTAAGAATATGAATAATACTTTAGTTACTTTCGGTGAAGGTAATGATAGAACATTAGAATACAATTTAACTGAAGGTACTATTAAATTAGGAAAGACTGATTTATCAAATGCTAGTATAATTGAATTAAAAGAATCTTTAATGGCTCTTAACTTTTTCGGTTATAGAAATCAATGGAAAATTGATAAAGTATGTAAATTCTTTGAATCTGTTGATCTTCTTGCTGAAATGGATAACTTTACAAATATTACTTCAACTGAGTTTGATAATTTATTTTTAACAATGATAGGTGTAAATGAAGGTATTTATGTAAATAAAGTTAATTCAGCAATGCACATAAATGAAATGGTATTTGTATCGTCTGCAACTGAAACAGTTAAATTAGTTAAGGAATTTATTAACTATGATGCTTCTCCAATTTTATCAGAAAAACTAATTGCTGAAAATAATGAAGTTGCTAAAGTTGAAAAATCAAGATCTGATATCTCAGATAAAATTTCATTTTTAGAAGAAAAGAAAGCAAAGGTAAAAGAAGCTATTAATAAGCTTGGCGAAACTGAAGAACTTACTGAAGCTATGAATCTGTTAGAAGAAGAAATTTCTAAGTTTGAAAAATCTTTACAAGAAACATATGACAAAGTTGTATTAGGTGGTAATAAAGGCGATAAGTCTAAAACACACGACGGTGAAGATTTTGAAGAAGAAGATGAAAAGAAAGAAGAAGCAGTAACAGAAAAAAAAAGTCGTAACGATTATTTAAACGACGGATATGTTGAAGCTGAAGTTGCTAAAAGTGGTAACGGTCTTAAAAGAGGTATGGAAGTTATGGTAAGTGCTGAAGACTATACGTCATTAGGTGATGATGATCAATTAGAAGTTATGGATCCAAAAACAGGGAAATCTACAATTTGCCCAAAGAGCCAATTGAATGTTAAAATTTAATAACCCTTTATAATATAGAGAAGCCGGTAGTAATAATAAACTATCGGCTTTTTTTGTATATAATAATAAATAAACATTTATGAAATGGCAAGAAAAAGAAATTATTTAAACAATAGAGACCTTTTAGAAGAAATAGTTAAATCTAAAGAATTAGATGAGCTTACACCAAAGGCATTAGAATTTCTAATGCTATTAGCAGACAAATGTTCTAGAAAATTATCATATGCAAACCCTGACGATAGACAAGACTGTATAGCATCTGCTTATATGGATTTGTTTAAATATTGGAGAAATTTTAATCCAGAAAAATCTACTAACGCATTTGCGTATTTTACTGAAATATGTAAAAGAGGTTTTGCAAAAGGTTGGAATAAATTACATCCTAGAAAATATGCAGGTACTGTTTCTATTAACGGTAGTGCTGATAGCGACGGTATTTATACAATATAAATTTTAAATGAGCATTAAAAAGGTAAAGCCTACTTCTAAGTCTGGATTTAAACAAGGGTATTATAATCCTATTAATCCAAGAAAGTACATTGGAGAGCATCCAATCATATATAGAAGTTCCTGGGAGCGAAAGTTTTGCCATTGGTGTGATCATAATGAAGAAGTAATAAAATGGGCATCTGAACCATTTTCGGTAAAATATTTTAATATGCTGGATAAAAAGTTTCATAACTATTATCCAGACTTTTATATGAAAATGGATAAAGGTGGAATAATGGAAGAATTTGTAGTAGAGATAAAACCAAAGGCCCAGTTACAAAAACCAAAAGCTCCAAAAAGAAAAACCGCAAAGGCATTAAAAAACTTCCAACATGGATATGAAACATATGTTAGGAACCTTTGTAAAACCGAAGCATTAAATAAAATGGCTAAACTAAGAAATTTTAAAGTAATGCTTTTAACAGAAGACTCAAAATTATTCTAATGGCAATAGTAGGATCCTTTCAAGAAGACTTAGATATTTACCTTGCAGATTATAAAGGTAGATCTGGTGCATCAAAGCAATCAGATAAAGATCTCAAAAAAATTGGTAATAAAGCAAAAGGTATATTGGATAATGGTAAAATGTATTCATTTGAATATTTTACTCCAGATGAAACTTTTTATGATACTTACCCTTTAGTGTTAGGTTTAGGAAAAAGTGATAATGATCATCAGTTAGGTATAAATTTACATTACATTCCGTATGATGCTAGATTACCTTTTTTATCTGATGTATTTAAATCATTTAAAAGTACCATAAGTTCTGCAATAAATAAGTCACCAGGTAATCCTGATGCACAGCCTAGATTAAGTGAATTTACTTATGACAATTTAAAAAAATCATTAGGTAGAAAATATAATGTTACTTATGCTATTAGGCAATATAGATTAGATAGAATAAGAAAACCGAGAATGTTAGGTTATGAAGATTGGTATATAGGTGCTGTTAACAATCAAAACCATTTCTTTGGAGGAAACATTAACGAGGCACAAGCATTATATTACAAGAATATATAAACAATAAAAGATAGAACAATATGGCAGGTTTTACTGATAGAAGAGGACCCTTAAGTACAGGCAATCCAGTAAGGAAGATATTAAAAGATCTTTCTAATTTAGGTATGGCTTACGATGATATGATCATTCGTAATTCCCGTGCAGTAGGGTTTACAGAAAATCAAATGGGTTATACATTTAATCCAATGGGTTCTGATGCTGATGATATGTATAGCGCATTTGCTGCATTATCATTAACAGATACTACAATGAAAAAGAATATCTCTATATTTGATAGAGATTATGAAAGAAAGAGAGATCAACTTAGAGAATACGCAGTACAAGATGAAATAGAAGATATCTTAGATGTAATTACAGATGAAGCTATTGTATTTGATGAATCTAACTTTATGGCCTATTCACATTTTAATGGCCACATTGCAAGTTCTATTGAAGATGAAATTGGTGATGTATATAATAACCTTTATAATTACTTCGGATTTAATGATTCAGTTCAACCATGGAACTATTTTAGGAAATGGTTAGTAGATGGATTCCTTGCTTTTGAAATAGTATATAATGATAAACAGACAGAGATTATAGGATTTAAGGAATTGGACCCTATTTCCTTAATGCCAGGTATTGATACTGACACTGGAAAGAAGCAATGGGTACAATATAAAGGACAAGGAGCAAAGGAAAGAAAGCTATGGGATTCTCAAATCATATACCTTTCATATTCACAGGTTAATTCACCGATGAGAATATCTTATGTAGAAAGATTAATAAGATCATTTAACCTTTTAAGAATTATGGAAACAACTAGAATTATCTGGGCTGTTTCAAATTCTTCATTTAAAACTCAGTTTATTATACCTGTTGGTGGTAAATCAAAAACTAGAGCAAAGCAATCGCTTGCGCAGTTAATGAATTCATATAGAGAAGTAGTAGATTTTAACCAGGAAAGTGGTGAAATTCAAACTAATGGAAAACCAATGATGCCATTTAATAAGGAATATTGGTTACCATCAAAAGACGGAGAATCACCAGAGATTAGTACAATCGGTGGCGATGGACCTGATTTAGGTGATACAGAATCTCTTAAGTATTTTGCAGATAGATTAAAATTAGCTTCTAAGATTCCTTTCTCAAGATTTGATAAAGAAGGTGGAAATACTTATGATATGGATGCTAGTGGAATGCTAAGAGATGAAATTAAATTTTCTAAATTTGTTGACCGTTTAAGATCTATATTCCAGGAAGTATTAGTTAAGCCTATGTATCTTCAAATGTGTCTTAATCATCCTGAATTAAAAAATGACGTTTCGTTTAAATCTGGTTTAGGACTTAATTTTGTTAAAGACAATGTCTTTGAAGAAATGAAAGAAATGGAATTACAAACAAAACGAGTAGATTTTATAGGTAACCTAAAAACTCAGTTAAGTACTATGACAGCAGAAATGGAGGAAATTCCATACTTCGATTTAGGATTCTTGGTTAAGAGATATGGTGGCTTTACTCGTGAAGATTTAAAGGCTAATGCTAGAGCAAAGGAAAGAGCTGATTTAGAGAAAGAGAATTACTCGGAAACAGATATTGAAAAGATCCTTTTAGGTGCTGATAAAGCAGATTTTAAACCAGAAAAGAAAGAAGGTGCAGCAGATGAGGATCCATTAGCAGACCTCTAATAAAAACTTTACAGAGATTGTAATATATAAATCAAATAACTACTAGAAAATGTCAGGAAAAAAATTATTAATTCTTGAAAGGCAAAAATCAAATTTAGATATAACGACCGGAGATGACGGTTCTGTTGTATTAGAAGGTGTATTTACCGAGTTTGATGTCAAGAACAAGAATAACCGAATTTATGAGGAGAAGGAAGTAATGCCTCACATTAATGAATTACAAGAAAAGGTTAAGACCAATAAACTTCTAGGTGAATTAGACCACCCAAAAGATTTTGATGTTAGTTTAGCTAATGTATCACATGTTGTGGAATCCTTAGATTACGATAAAGAGAAAAAGCAAGT